TTGAGATTGACCTTTACTTTGACTTCGATGAAACTCCCTAGCGATGTATTAGTAGGACAATACCTACAGTATTTCACACTCATAGTGGCTGCAAGTATCGCGTTTGTGTATACTTGTGGCTACACATCTGGTCTCTTTGTTCATCAACTTAACGACAAATGTACACAACTTACAAAGGACTTCGTGAGTATGAAATCACTCTTCGTTCAGGTGTTTGGTATCTCCTAGCACCCGACTCTGAGCAAGCCGCATGGAAAGCTTTAGAGTTGTCCCGTGAACGTAATGATCAACTACTAAACGTTAAACAAACAGATGAGTGGTAAACGTAAGCCTTACTATGACAACAACTGGCAAGAATACAAGGACGCACCTGATGACTTCTTTGTACCGCACACGTTCGAGGAGGTAATGTCTTGGAAGGTAGGCGGATGGGAGCTACCTAGTAGTGTATGCTGTGTCATCCGTGCTACTGATCTTGACACACACAAGGTCACTGAGTATGTGTATCGCAAACATTCTGCTGCACAACGTAAAGTCAACGAGCTAATCAACACACGCAACTGTGAGTTTGTAGTGTGTGATCACGAGTCTATTCATTTCCTTTCACCTGCTGACATTTCCGATTATGATTCTGACGACTGAAGAGTTCAACGAGTTTGCTGAACAGTATCCTGAGCTTGCACAGCTTGTGTGTCTTGATGAGGTAGAGGTGCCTCTTGATTGGGAGGATAACTGATGCCTACACCTGCTCAAATTGATGAACAGGTGCAGCTTGAGCGTGATCAGATACGTCAGGGACTCAAGCGATTACGGGATAACACGGACGCATTACAGCAACGCAGCTACGCATCTGCTGCGGTATATGGTATTGCGTCCATTGATATGCTTTTACCTATATTGGTGAAGCGTCTTGAGGATACAAACAATCGTATCCATGAAGGTAAAACTGGTGTTGCATTCAAAGAGATTGCACAATACATCAGTGAGCTTGAACCTCTTGCTGCTGCAGCTATTGCACTCAAGCTAACCTTTGATAAGGTGTTCAGTTATAAGGAAGGCAGTGATCAAGTTCAATCCGTATGTGATGGTATCGGTTCAGCTGTTGAAGCTGAATGTCAGATGCGTTACTATGAACGATGTGCACCTGGTCTTCTCAACACCTTGAAGAAGAACTACTGGCACAAGTCATGTGGTACTGAGCAGAAGCTAACGGTCATTCAAACATTGATGAACCGTAGTGATATTCAACAATGGCAATCATGGGGCAGAGCAAACCGCATCAAACTCGGTGCGTGGTTACTTGATTGTATCATTGAGACATCACAGTGGTTCACTAAAGACATGCGTCAAGAGGGGCGCAAGCGTGTTAACTACGTCGTACCTACGCCTGAGTTCATCTCAATCAAGGACAAGGTGATGAGTGATGCTGAGCTATTTGCTCCGCTTGCTTGGCCTATGTTGATTGAACCCAACGATTGGACAAACGAACGTGCTGGTGGGTACTTACTGAATGAGGTTATGCGTGGGCATGATCTGGTACGCAGGGGCGATCCCACATGTATACAGGGAGAAACACCGATCAACTTTCTGAACAAGATTCAGAAGGTTGCCTTTACTCTAAATCCTTTTATTGTAGGGGTTGCGGAAGAACTAGATAGATTGGAACGAGCAGTTGGTAAGTTCCTCCCTATAGTGAATCATGAATTACCTCCAAAGCCTTACGATATTGCAGAGAACAGAGAGTCTCGTAAAGTATATCGAAGAGCAGCGGCAGAGGTAATGAATCTGAATGCACAAGAGTTTAAGAAATCTTGTCGCACTCGGATGACACTGGAGGCAGTGAAAAGGTTCAAGGACGTAGCTAAGTTTTACATACCTTGGAGCTTTGACTATAGAGGAAGAGCTTATCCTATTCCTGCCTTCCTTACTCCTCAAGATACAGACTTTGGAAAAAGTCTATTAATTTTCTATGAAGGTGCTTATGTAACACCTGAATCTGAGGATTGGTTAGCCTTTCAAGTAGCTACTACATTCGGTCTTGATAAAGCACCAATGGCTGAGCGTCTTGAATGGGCAAGAAATAATCATGAATTATTCACACTCATATCGCAAAATCCCATTGGTAATTTACACCTTTGGGAGAATGTAGAGGAACCTTGGCAGTTTCTAGCAGCAGCAGAAGAGTACTATCATTGTGTCGTAGTTGCCGATAGGCAGTTCACACGTCTTATGGTAGCTACAGATGCTACTTGTTCAGGTCTACAAATCCTAGCTGGATTAGCTAGAGATAAGTCTACAGCACGTCTTGTGAATGTCTTACCTGGTGATAAGCCACAGGACGCATACAAGGTTGTTGCTGAAGAAGCCACGCCTCACTGCCCTGAATCTATCCAACCTTACATGGATAGAAAGACAGTTAAGCGTGTCGTAATGACCGTCCCTTACAATGCCAAACCCTTCTCAAATCGTGGGTACATCAGAGACGCACTTAAAGAGAAGGGTGTAGAAATCAGCAAAGAGGATCTAACTAAGACAGTTAAGGCTGTACGCAATGCCATGGATGTTGTCGTACCTGGTCCTATGGCTGTCATGAAATGGATCGAAGATGAAGTAGCAACTGCTATTAAATCTGGTAAAGAGTATCTGCGTTGGACAACACCATCTGGATTTGTTGTTCATCAAAAGCTAAACAAGAAGCTGATTGTCTCTATTGAGTTACAGCTTTTGGGTCGTTGTAAGATGCAGGTAGCAGTTGATGATTCTGATGAGGTTGATCTCAACCATCACAAGAACGCAACAGCTCCTAATCTTATCCACAGCCTCGATGCAAGCTTGTTACATTTGAGTGTCTTACGGTTTGATTCACCCATTGCTCTCATTCATGATTCTGTCCTTTGTCGTGCAACGGACATGTCTTCCTTGTCCTCCATTGTACGAGAAACCTACATGCACCTCTTTGCAGAGCATGACTACCTGCGGGACTTCGCTTCTCACATAGGAGCGGAGACCGAACCACCGATTGTCGGAGATCTTGAACCAGAATCCGTCATCGAATCCACCTACTTTTTTTGCTAATGGCACAACCTATTCACGTTACCCAACAGCCTGTTGTCCTTGAAGGTTATCAAGCTGTACTGAAGCCAAGTAAGTTTGGCTACTCTCTGTCTGCTCTTGTCGATAAAGAACTTGTCGAGCGTCTTGAGGAGGATCGTGTTGATTCTCTCAAGTGGGCAGAATCTAAGCTCAAGAATCCTAAGCGGTCTACTCTCAAGCCTGAGCCTTGGGAAGAGGTTGCAGATAACAAGTACAAAGTTAAGTTCAGTTGGAATGAAGACACACGTCCGCCCGTGGTGGATACAGAAGGCACACCTATCACCGATGAAAGTACTCCCATCTACAGTGGTAGCACCGTTAAACTTGCCTTCCGTCAGAAACCATACATCCTCCGCGATGGTGTCACGTACGGTACAAGTCTTAAGCTTGTCGGAGTCCAGGTTGTCTCCGTTGGCACCTCTGCAGGTGTTGATGCAGGCGATCTTGGTGAAACTGAAGTGGCGGCTCTCTTTGGCCAAACAAAGGGTTTCAAGGCTTCTGAACCCAACATCACTCCTACCCAAGAGATTGAAGACGACTTCTGATGCCTAGATACCGTTCAGGTTTGGAAGAGAGGGTTGCTGACCTTCTCTCCAGCTTGAAGGTAGAATTTGAATACGAGTCAACCAAAGTTCCTTACATTCTTCAATGCAACTACACACCCGACTTTCTTTTACCGAATGGTGTCTACTTAGAAACAAAGGGACGCCTGACGGAGGAAGATCGCAGGAAGATGATCGCAGTGAAGAAAGCGAATCCCGACTTAGACATTCGGTTCGTCTTTCAAGCTCCTTACAATAAGATCTACAAAGGATCTAAAACAACCTACGCAAAGTGGTGCGAGAAGCACGGCTTTCAATACTGTTCATTTCATTCCATCCCCATTGAATGGCTAACTTGACTTACGGCACTGCTGATTACTACGCTGAACAATTCAGTGACTGGCTCGCTGATGTAGACGCTGAGCAACCTGAAACTGTAGACAACCTGCTTGAAGGTTTCTACCGAGCGATTGATTCCTGGTTCGATTATCACGATGCACAAACACGGACATACGCAGAACTGCGAAAGCGAGTTCGTCAGGCACTTACCGTGTGATAACTGTGGGTCATCTGATGCAAACTCTTTGTATTCCGATGGCCACACTTTTTGTTTCTCTTGCAATGCTTACGGACACACTGAAGAAGATGTTATTCACACTCATAAAATGTCATCAATCACCCTGAAAGGTGCAGCTACTAGACTAACTAAACGGAACATCTCTGAGAAAGTATGTCAGCAATATAAAATTTACCGTGATGGTGACCTATTAAGGTTTCATTATCATGATGAGTCTGGCATCCTGATAGGATGTAAGACAAAGACAAAGGACAAGGACTTTAGTTATGAAGGACAAGCACCCACCTGTCTCTTCGGACAACATTTGTTTCCCGCCACTGGAAAACGAGTCGTTATCACTGAAGGAGAACTCGATGCAGCTTCATGTAGTGAGGCTATGCCGGGGTGGCCGATGGTATCTTTACCTAGCGGTGCCGCAGCGGCAAAGAAGTCGATTCAACGGGCTATCCCCTGGCTCCAGGGTTATGAAGAGATTGTCCTGTTCTTCGACAATGACGAGGCAGGCCGTAAGGCGGCGGAGGAAGCAGCAGGGGTACTCCCACCTGGCAAGTGCAAGATCGCCCGTCTGGAGGCGTACAAAGATGCCTCAGACGCATTGCAGGCATCAGACGCCCAGCTAGTCAGGGAGGCTATCTGGAATGCCAAACCGTACCGACCTGATGGTATTATTGACGGCAAATCCCTCCTAGAGTTAGTCACTACACCAACGCTACCTGCGGATCATGACTACCCCTTCCAAGGTTTACAACAAAAACTACACGGGATCCGGTATGGAGAGCTTGTCACGATTACTGCAGGCTCTGGGATCGGAAAGTCCAGCTTCTGCCGTGAGCTATGTACTAACCTTCTCAACAAAGGAGAACGGGTTGGTTACTTGGCACTTGAGGAGTCCAATCGTCGAACTGCCTTGGGACTGATGTCCGCTGCAGTTGGCAAATCACTACACATTGGAGAACATGACCGATCTACTCTCACCCAAGCATATCAAGACACTCTTGCTAAGTGGAATCTTTTTCTTTTCGACGGCTTTGGGTCTTTTGATCCTGATCTCATCTACAACCGAATTGAGTACCTGGCAACGGGTCTTGATACAAGGGTAATCTTTCTGGATCACCTCAGCATCTTGTTATCTGGTCTTGATGGTGATGAACGCCGTATGATTGATACAACCATGACAAGACTGCGATCACTGGTAGAACGTACTGGTGTCGCTTTGTTCCTTGTCTCTCATCTACGGAGAACATCTAGTGACCAGAATCATGAGGAGGGTGCCCGCGTCACTTTGGGACAGCTGCGAGGATCTGCGGCCATTGCACAACTCTCTGACGGAGTTATTGCACTCGAAAGAAACCAGCAGAGCGCATCTGGAGGAAGTGATACGACTGTGCGAGTCCTTAAGAATCGCTATTCAGGCGAGGTTGGCGTCGCGTGCCGACTGAGCTATGACCTAACCACCTGTAAATTCAATGAAACCCAAGCAACAGACGACTTCGACCCAACAACAGACTTCTGATTACATTCACCCTTGGTACGAGTACTTGAAGCGTCCTAACCCTCCTACCCCTGAAGCAGTTGAAAAGGCAGCGTTTATCGACAAGACCTACCGCTGGAATGGTCGCTAAGCTCATCTTGATTGATGGGCTAGTCCTTATTACAAACTTATTCATTTGCGCTGGTGTCGTTCGGCACTGGAATGATGTTAATTTTTGACTTAGAAACAAACGGGTTACTACATGATGTTACCTGTATCCACTGTCTCGGTGTCTATGATACAGAGACTAATCAAACCTTGGTCTACAATGATGAAGGTAATGCGGAACCACTTACTCGTGGTCTTCAACTTCTTGAAGACGCAGATATACTTGTCGGTCATAACATCGTTAATTATGACCTGCCTGTTATTCGTAAGCTATACCCTTGGTTTCAAAACTCTGGTAGGGTTTTGGATACTTTGGTTCTTAGCCGTCTTTATCACGCTGATATTCTGAAGACAGATCAGAAGCGTAAGTGGAAACAAATGCCACTACAGCTCTACGGTCGTCACTCCCTTGAAGCCTATGGCTATCGCCTAGGTGAGTATAAAGGATCCTTCGGTAAGGATACAGATTGGAAGCAGTGGTCGCAAGAAATGCAAGACTACATGATACAAGACGTTGTTGTTACTACTAAACTTTGGAAACACTTTTTACCATACCTGAATGGATCACGCTAGAACATCGTGTCGCAGAGATCCTCACTGAACAGGAACTACATGGATGGTACTTTGATGAGCCTGCTGCATGGCAACTTGAATCAACTCTCCGAAGAGAGCTTGAGGATCTTAATCAGCTATTACGCAACAGGTATCCTTACGTTGAAGGGTCGGAGTTTACTCCTAAACGACCTAACAAAACCCAAGGATATGTCACCGGAGCTACTTTCACTAGACTGAAAGAGTTCAATCCAACCAGCCGTGATCACATCGCATGGGTTATGGCTACTTATCACGGATGGAAACCAGACAAGGTAACTGCAAGCGGTAAAGCTGCTATTGATGAGGTTGTTCTTAAAGACATTGGCACAGAGGAAGCTCTGCAATTCTTCCGTTGCCTTGAGCTAACCAAAAGCCTCGGTATGTTGTCTGAAGGCAACAATGCGTGGCTAAAGCTTGTCCGTGATCATCGCATCCATCACCACTGTTCAGTAGCCACTAACACGTTTCGATGTGCCCATCGTAAGCCAAACCTTGCCCAAGTAATTTCTGATGAAGCGTTTAGAAAACTATTTACAGCATCACCTGGCTACACTATGGTGGGTGCAGACTTGTCTGGTATTGAGCTTCGTATGCTCGCTCACTATCTTGCTAGGTATGACGGTGGCAGGTACGCAGACATCCTCCTTAACGGAGACATCCATCAAGTCAACGCAGACAAAATAGGAATCTCACGTCGTCTAGTTAAGACTGTAACCTATGCCTTTCTGTACGGAGCCGGTGACATCAAGATCGGACTATCTTACGACCAACAATTATCGGAGAAAGATGCAAAAAAGAAAGGTGCTGAGATCCGCCAAGCTTACATGGATGCAATTCCAGGACTTGAGAAACTGGTTTCTGCGGTTAAGTCCAAGGCGGAATCTGGTTACATCAATTTGTGTGACGGGCGCCGCTGTGCTGTTGATGGTAGCCACAAAGCCCTTAACTACCTTCTCCAAGGGAGCGCGGGTATTGTAGCTAAGCAGTGGATGGTTCACACTCATAATGTAATCAAACAATGCGAAATC